GGCTGTGCTCGCTGGCATCTGTAGCAGGTCCGCGGTTCCGCTTGCGCTTCCTTGTGCATACGCCTATTCTCGCACACTTTCGCAATTATCTACCTTATCGGTCAGGTGGCGGTGGCGTGCATTGCAGGTGGCCTAAGCCGACCTGCGGGCATGACAAAACGCCCCCGCTGGCCTCGGAGTGAGGCCAGCGGGGGCGGTGTCGTTGGGGACGGGCTCAGATTGGTTGGGTCATCCAGTCAGTGATGAGGCCCTGGCAGCGGCCGTCGTGGTCGTGGGACGTGCAGGGGGTGTAGTACGCCCGCCCATCGAGGACGTAGCGGATCTGCCTGCCGCAGCCGGTCATCGGAGCCTCTTGGCGATCCACACCAGGACAAGCGCTAGGTGTGCCGCCCACTCGATGGCCCGCTCGATCCGGTCGGTGCTCACGGCATCACCGCATGCTCGGTCACGAGTCCACCGAAGGCCAGCCCGACGACAGCGGACGTGCCACCCACCGAGGCGTAGGCGCGCGGCGCGAGCGCGGTGGTGCCGGACGGGATATCTGTGGTGAGGGTGCCGCTGACGGTGAGCCCTGTCACCATGTCAGTAGCCAGGTAGGTGATCCCCGCGGCGTCGGCGGCGCAGGAGATCTCGATGCGGTACATGACTGCTCGGTCGGTCGTCGGGACTGCCCACCCGGTGTCGATCTTGCTGGCGACCCCCGATCCGTCGTTGTACATGATCTGGCAGTTGGTGTCCGCGGCGTCCCACCCGATGCCGACCATGTTGACCAGCGACGACGGCTGCACGTCGGTCGGCGCGGCCGTGGTGTTGGCGAGGCCCGCGAAAAAGCGGTGGGTGGCGGTGGCGACACCCGTGGCGGGGCCGGCGATGAGCGTTACCCGGAATCCGCCATACCCCGCGGCGAGGTTGCGAGTGTAGACCGCGCCGGGGTTGCTCGATCGGACCCCGGCGACCGCGGTTGTGGCGGCTGCGGTGACGAGGTAGTCCACGCGGTGCGTGCGAGTGTGGGCGTTGGTCGTCGCCCACGTGGCCGCCGTGGCCGTGCCCGTGGTGGACATGGTGCCGCCGAGCCCGTCCAGCGTGGTCGCCCCATGGCGGGGCATAACGATGACGCGATCCAAGATGTCGAGGTGTGACGGCGCAACCCACGCCCCGTCACCGCGTAGAAATGTCCCCTCTGACGGCGTGCCGGTACCCAGGGATGCCGGGGAGACCCGGTTGAGGATGGTGCGCGACATTAGGCGTGGACGACCACTCGGTACTGCCCGGCAGTCGGTGCGGTCGGGAAGGTGAGCGTGAGGACGTTAGTCGAGGTGGCCACCGCGTCGGTGTCGACGAACTCGCCGGTCGAGACCACTTGGAGGCTGTAGGTGATGTCCTTGGTGCCGAGGTTGTGCGTGACAGCGATCGCGGTCGTGGATCCGTCGCCGATATTGGCGGCGTACTTGCGGACGACGACGGCGGTGTCGATGCCCACAGTGTCTGCACCGACGCTGATGCCGGTGCCCGCCCCGACCGCGAAGTCCTGAGATGTGAGCGTGAGGCCGTTGCCTGCGGTGTATGCCGCGCCACCGCCCCCGAACTGCGCGAACGTGAGACCGGTGGTGCCGACCGTGATGGGCGCGTTGACAGTCTGCGTCCACGCCTTGTCCGCGTTGGTGGTGCCCTCAGACACGAGCACGGTCGCGTTGACGAGCTCGGCGGCACTGTCGGCGTCGGTGGCGCGCACCCACGCGCCTGCGGCCACGACATAGATGCCGTTGCCCGATGCGGTGCTCTGGTCCTTGACGAGCACCCGGTCGCTCGCGACGAGGGCCACGCCGTCGATGGTCTGCGTGCCGGAGAGGGTGACGTTGGCGGTGGTGGCAGCCCGGACGACGGGCTTCCACGCGAGCCCAGCCGCCAGATTGTCGACGTAGGACTTGGTGGCGGCATCGTTCGCCGCGGACGGGTCCGCGAAGTTCTGGCCGCGCTGGCCGTTGAGGTCGATACCGTTGAGCATTTTGCGGGCCATTCGGGGCTCCTTAGGTGAGGACGGCGATGCCGGAGGTCGGCTCGGGCAGGGTGATGGTCACGGTGGCCGCGTCGGCGGTGATGTCCGCGTCGACTTGCTCGCCGGCGACATAGAGGGCCACGTCAGGGACGCGGCCGAACGGGTGGGCGATGATCCACGAGGCGGCGGGGGTGCTCTGCGTGTGGACGTAGCCCTGACCGGGCGGGCCGGGTGGGCCGGTCATGGGGACACTCACGGACACGTCGACACTCGGGAGGGTGACCTCCACGACAGGCGCGCTCGGGAGGATGACCTCCACGCACGTGCCGCACGCGATCACGGCCATTGGTCCACCCGTGCGTTGCCGCGGAACATCGTGCGCCCGCCGACCTTGACACGGGCCTCGCCCGCCTGGCTGCCTATCGCGGCCTTGACCGTGGCCACGTCAGGAGCGGTGATGAGCCACGTGGCGCGAGCGTCGGCCACGGCACCCTCAGCGGAGAGGGTCGCCGTCACGACGACATCGCCAGGCAGGTGCAGGACCGGCGCCGACGACCACGGGATCGGGGTGCCATCCGTCCCCTTTGCGACCCACGCGGCCTCGCCGGTCTCACCTGAGAGGAGGTCCACAGAGAGAAGTGCGGGCTTGTGCCCGATGTAGGCGGTGCCGCCAGCCATGCTCAGACCTCGGGGGTGTCGAGAGACTCGGCATTGGTGAGGGATGGGCCGTTGCCCGAGTAGGCATCCGACGCCACCGACATGAGCACCGACAGGACTGCGCCACCGGCAGACATGGACGCAATCGCGCCCCAGTCGGCAGTGAGGACGTCAAGCCGGTCGGCTCCGATGGTTACGAGTGCTGTCTGCGCGGCGGTCTTGATGGCCCGCTCGGCAGCGGCACGCCAAAAGGCGACGGTGAAGATGGTCACTTGGCACCTCCGGTGACGTTGAGGTTGACGGTTGCCTCGCCGATCCGGTCATCGAGTGCGGCGTCAACCCCAGCCTTGGCGGCAGCCTCAATCTCGGCGGCAGTCAGCGGACGACCCGCAGCGGCCTGCGCCTCGGCGACCTTGCGGGCAGCCGCAGCGTCAAGGCGCGCACTGTAGGCGTTGGCGTTGATCGAGTTGAGGTAGGTCGCGACGGTCGCGGGCTTGCCGGTGATCGGGTTGTTGATCTTGGCGGCCAGGATCGCGCCCGCAATCTTGGCGAGGTCAGCGTCAGGGATGGGTGACATGTCGTACCACTCCTTGGAGTCGGTGAGTAAGGCCATGAAGACGTCCCAGGGGAATCCGGGGCCGGGGTCGTGGTGGTCGGACTGCCCGAAGGCGTCCGACACGTTGGCGTGCCCGCAAATACCGGACATGCCTGCGCGCACTTGAGCGGTGGTGAGCAGTCGCAGGGGGACGCCGCGGCGGGCAGCGACCGCCTTGATGTTGTTGGCGCACCGGACAGCGGCGGGCCACACCTTGGGGGAGAGCCACTGCTCTCGCGTGTAGTACGACTCGCCACAGATCTCGAACCCAATCGAGCGGTCATTTGGCGGTGCGTGGGCGGCGATCCGGCCCTCAGGGACGCACTGCACGTCCTCGGCTACGTCGTGGACGTAGTGAGCAGATCCGCCCGCTCCGGGGGTCTGGAAGTAGCGGGCTGTGCCGATCGCCATTCCGCGAGCGGATGAGAGGCCGAATGCCAGGCCGGGGGACGTGCTGTGCACCACGAGCCGGATGATGGGGCCACTGTGCGGTGAGCCGATCTTGAGGGCTGGCAGGTAGGGGATATCCACGCCTATACCTCCTGGGCATGACGAAGCCCCCGACAGTGCGGGGGCTCGATGGTGGGGTGGGTTAGTGCAGGACTCGATGCCGTTGCACGATGGAGCGCACAGCCGCCGTGATGTCAGGCGGGGGAGGAGGTGCACCTGAGTCGGCCCACTCCATCTGGATAGCCAGCGCGCCGATCAGCAGGTCAGACTCTCGCTCAAGCGCGCCGATACGCCGCTCGGCCTCCCGGAGTCGCTCCGAGATCCGCGCCACCTGCTCGGCGGCCGCGTCCTCAATCATCTGAGCCAACTCCAGGCGGGCTCGTCGCGCGCCCGTCTCGGCAGTGTCGGTGTCAGGGCGTGCCCGGCGTGCGTCAGCCCGGTCTTTACGCCACATCACCCACGCGCCCAGCAGGACCGCGATGACGCCAGCCCACTCCTTGAGGGTGGTCACCACATCAGTCACGGTACAGCCTCTCGCACAGCGCCTCCAGCTTGGCGTCGCCCTCCCGGTAGTGCGCCCAGTCCCACATTTGCAGTGGCGCGTACACGAGCCGTAGCGCGACCACCAAGGCGGCGACCGTGGGGATCTCAGTGATGACCACCGCGGCCTGAGCGACGACGAGCATCGTCAGCACCCGCATGAGGCGAGCCTCGGTGTGTGCGTCACTGATGCACCGTTGCCGCAGCAGCATCGCTCCGATGACGAGCATCCCGACGCCGTACATCCATCCCCATTGGGTGGTCGCGATGCCGAGGACGCCGACGATCATGGTGCCGACGTAGTAGGCGTGCATCCGGTATCGCGCGGCTAGTGCGCGGGCTCTGATCATGGCTAACCGAGGATCATCGCCGCGACGGCTGAGGCGTAGTCCTCATGGCCTGCGGTGTTGGGATGCACCGTATCGACCATGAGGTTGCCCGCCGTGGCCTGCGTGAGTGACCCCCAGCGGTGGCTCATGTCGACCAGATTGACACCCTCGCTGTCTGCCACGTCATACATCGCAGACACGTACGTGCGGTACGTCGCGAGGTCGACCGTGTTGGCGTGCGGCATCACCACCAGCAGCGTGCCGCTGCTGCTGTAGGTGTTGAGGCCGATGATGCCCTCAAGGTTGGCTTTGAATGTCGCGAGCGGCACTGCCGTGGTGGCGTCATTGCCGCCCATCGCCACGATGGTCAGGGCGGGCACGCGCAGACGGGCCATGGTCCAGTTGTCGGAGTATGTTGACCCGACCCAGTTGGCCGTCACGGACCCACCAACACCGGCCACGCTCACATTGAGACCGTTGGTGTTGCTGTAGACCTCGATGCCGATCAGCTTGGTCGCGGTGGCGTTGGCGCCAGTGACCTTCACGGTGTGCGTCGCATTGGATAGTCCCGTCACGGTGACAACCCCATTGGTGGCCGAGCCGTTGGTGGTGACCGCGACAGCCGCACCGCCGTCGATGCTGTAGGTGAATGATCCGCCGTCGTGCTGATAGTGGATCTTGACGTTCTGGCCGGCGACATCACTCGCGAACTGCGCCCAAGAAGTGTTGTCGATGGTCGCACCCAGGCGCACAGACACTTGCGCCACCCCGCCCGCCGAGAATGTCCAGCGGGGGTCAGACACCGCGAACGCCTGCCCGGCATACGTCACGCCCGTCCCCTGCACGCCCATACCTGCGGCAGCGAGCCGGTCACGCATCAGCAGGCCCCACGACAACAGTCCGGGCGACGACTGTCCAGCGACCGAACTCGACCCCATGATCGAAATCGTGGTCGAGCGGAATCCCCTGCGCGTACCCAGTAGTTTGGTGCGCCACCCGGCGTCATCAGGGGAGGCGTGATAGTGACCCTTGATCGGGTCGAAGTGTCGGTGCCGCTCACCCACGTAGGGGTGCGCGTATGTGGGCCACGCCTCCGACACGTCCGCTGTCAGCCCAGCGTCCACGATCGCCCCCATGAGGGTTTCGGACGGGAACGCCACCGTGGCCGCGGCGAAGTCCGGGCCGGTCGATACGGCGAAAACGCGGACGCCAGGATAGTCGGTCGGCGGGATATACCCGCGCTGGCCGGTGACGACGGGAGCCAGCGGGGCGCCGGTCTCATAGTCCCAGACGTTGACGGTCGTGCCAGCCGGTGGGCGTACCACCTGCGTGGGATCAGCCGGGTCGGGCTCCTCAGTCCAGAGGCCGATGATGCTCTTAGTCGACAACTCGCCCATGACTACGCCTCCACGGTGATGCCGTCGAGGGACACCCAAGCCCCGGTCGACAGAGAGAGTGAACTTGCCCCGCTAGAGGGTGCCGGGGCGCGCAGCAGGAGTCGTCCGTCAACATCGACGATGAGATTCGCCGCGCCGGCGGACGTTTGCATGATGGGGTACCTGCGGAGCGACCCCGCCGTGCGCATCCCGGCTGGCAGGGTGCCGATGTGATGAGTGGTGCCACCTGTCATCGTGACGGTGGTGCCGGTCCGCGACACCAGGCCACTGAGGACTAGCAGCCCGTCTGCCGTGACCCGAGCCTGCGGCCCGTTCCCGGCATAAGCCGCCCATCCGACCGCTGGCGTGATCGCCGCCGAGGGCTTAAGGTCAAGCGTCGCCCACGCCGGGACACCAGAGACCAGATGACGCAGCCTTACACCCTCAGGGGTGCGCAGGATCGCACCGATCGGTGCATCAGCCGACGCTGCGGCCAGGGTCGCGGCATACGCCTGCTCGGCCGCCCACACCCGGTAGTCGCGCCGCGGGGACGCCGACAGCACCGTCGACGCGCTGCGGTCAATCTCGTACAGCGGCACAATCCGCTGCGATCCGGTGAGCCCACCGAGCAAGGTGGCCTTGACTCCTGAGACCAGGCTCAGTTGGGCCGGTGTGGTCTCGACACTAAAGTCGACTTTGATGCCGATGAGGTATGTCGTCGGCGTGGCCACGGCCGCCAGGGTGACAGTCTCCGCGCCCGTGTGGATCTCGTGCGCCGTGCCGTCGACCCGGTACGTACCGAGGCCGATCGTGCACGTGTCGGACCCTGTGACGGTCAGCGCGTACGCCGACCCGTCCAAGTCGTTGACGATACCGTCGCCGATGTCCTGCACGGTGCGCCACTGCGCGCCAGTGTGATCGGCGTTGACGACGGGATATGAGGTTTGGCTCACTGTGCGGACACCTTCCTAGATTGCTTGTCGAGCGCCAGGAGACGGCGCTGGTCGAGGGAGAGGTCGGCACCCTGAGCGGATGCGATCGTGACCCGATATGTCGTGCGTGACGGCGTGATCGTGGTCGTCAAGGTGCGCACCCGCTCCGTGACTTGCACGCCATCCAGGTCGACCGTCACCAGCGCGCCCACCGGCAGCGGCTCAGCAATCTCAGTCGTGATCCTGACCATGGGCTGGGCGGACGCGATCGCGTCATCGCCGGCCTTGTCGACCTCTGAGGTGTCATCGGTCTGCCGCTGGTCCACAAAGACTTCACGGCGACCCCACGCCGCCAGAGCGCCAGAGCCGTCCACACGCTCCCGCAAGATGCGGGACGTGAGCTCACCCTGCGCGCCGAGCAGCGCTACCGTGGCATCAGGGGCAACCACCTCGTACGACCAGTCAGAGAGCAGACCGGGGCCGCCGTAGCCGGGGATGCCCAAAGACTTGGCGCGTGGCACGGGGGCTGGTTGCGTGACCTCCACCGTCAAGGTTGGGTCATCCACGTCTGGCTGCACGATCCGCCACCGCAAGCCGTCCGGCTCAAGGATTGTCGAGACCAGAGCGCCCAGTGGGCCGTACGCCTCAAATCGGACAGTGCGCGTCTGAGACGTGCCCCGCCCCATCGAGGCGGGGATGGTCAGGCCGGCCATCCTGCGGGCAACCAGAGCGCCCGGACCCAGGTTGGCGTTGAGATAGGCCAGCGCGATCGTCTCGGCGGGGCCAGTGCGCCGGTCGTAGGCAGTGGCCTGCGACGCCCAAGCGTGAGCGGGGTCAGCGTATGGGGTGCGCCGCCAGGCAACGCCCGTGTCAGCCTCAAGGGTGACCGTGGACGTCTGCGCGGATGAGCGCACCCAATGGACCGCGTTGCCCGAGATGTTGCTCCCGTCCAGGGTCAAGACCGCACCATGACCGGGCTGCATCAGCGGCAGCAGTTCGGGCCGGGCCGCCGTGATCTGCACCGTGTCAGGCGCGTTGTGACGCTCCACCAGCACGACCTCAGAGCAGTGCTGGACCAGCGCCCCGCGAGACAGGTCTGGCTGGCGATGCCAGATCGTCACCACGGCGACTCCCACAGAGTGTCGCCCCACACCCGCGCCCGAGTCGCACTCGTCGCGCCAGTAGCGACGACAGAGATCGTCGTGTCACCGGGAGGGAGCGCCGCAAACCGGGGGGCCGATGACAGCAAATCCCAAGACTCGACGCCATCCAGCGTCGGGCGCACCCCGCGGCGCGTATCCAGGCGGAAAGTCTCACCGCCAGCGATCGCACCGACCGTGACATCAATGCCAGACGGCGACGTGATGTGCGTCGACGTCGCCGGGCCAATGATGTCGATGACCGGCTCTGACGGCACGTCCCCGCGCACCGGCACCGGCATACCCTCACCGATAGCGACCGACGCCGACAGTTTCCGCGGCCACCCGTCAGCTGGGTTAGTCGACAGGAATGGCTCACCCGAGGCGACGCCAACCAGCGGAGTCGTCCACTCATCGCCCCGCCAATAAGGGTTGTGAGCCACCCACCGCAGCGCGAAGATCGCCCAACCGTCGCCACGGTCACCGTAGTTGCCCTCAGCGCCATCCACATACGAGACCCTGAGCCGACGTATCGCACCGTCGCACGACGTGGCCACGAGATCCGCGTGCCCCTCAAGCGCCGCATAGTCGACCCTGCGATAGTCCAGGACGGTCCGCAAGCGTGCGAGTTGCGCACGCATATCCCGGCAGAGACCAGGATCTAGCCGGACCATGATCGGCGTAACGATGTCCCTTGGCAGGTCATTGACCTGCACCAGGCGCGACCCAGGTAGCCCGACGATCCTGTCAGAGACGATCTCCCTGGGAGTCAGGTCGAGACCAGTGGTCCCGCGACGATTGATCCAAACCTCAGAGTCAAACTCGATCAGCTCCGCCCCATCGACCGACGCGAAATCGAGACGGCATGGCTGGTCTGGCTGACCGCCCTCACCCGGAGCCGTGTCGAGCGTCAAAAGGATAGGCAAGGCGCGCTCCTAGATGTAGGCGGGATTCAACGCCCGATCGGTAGCCTCATGCGCACGCAACGCCCGCAGCAGGTCACTCGGGTCAGGGATGACACCGACGTTGTAGTTGACTTCCCGCGGTGCAGGCTGCGGCTTGCCACTCACATTGGGTGACGCGGCCACCAGTACACCGGCAGGCGCGATTGGGGTCGGCGAAACCGATGGGGCTGAGAACTGTGGCCGAGCCAGTGCGAACGCTGAATTGGCCCGCAGGACCATGCGTCGCATCGCGTCAGCTGGTCGCCGCGCCTCGTCATCCACACCCTGCGCGAACGCCTGCGGGATAGACCGGCCCGAGTAGAGCGTCCAGCCCTTGCCAGAGAAGGGCCCCTCCTTGGCGGGCGAGAAGGGGAGTAGATCGCGCGCCTTGGAGAGCAGGTCGCCGACCGCGCCGGTCACTCGACCGACCATGCTCTTGATGCCGTCGATGAGTCCCTGGATGATGGATGCGCCCGAGTTGTAGAGCATCTTGCCCACATTGCCTAGTGCGCTGATGATCTTGCCTGGCAGGCTCTTGACCCACTCCACCATCGACGACAGTTTGGCGACTGCGGCGTCCTTCGCCTGCCCGAACCAGGCGGACAACTTGGACGGTATGGCCTTGATCCATTCGATGGCGGCCATGACGTTCTTGACAGCACCAGAAATGAAGGTCTTGATCTGCCCCCAGTGGCTAATGACCAACCCGAGGGGGGTGTAGTTCAAGAACGCATTCTTGACCCACTGGAAGGCGGCCGGGACCGCGGTCTTGAGCCAGTTGACGACAGCGAGTACCGCGCCCTTAATCGCCGCCCACACATTGAGGACGATCGTGCGGAAGGTCTCGCTGTTGTTCCAGGCGTAGATCAGCCCAGCCACCAGCGCGGCGATGGCGATCACCACGAGGCCGATGGGGTTAGCCGAGAGCGCTGCATTGAGCAGCCACTGGCCGGCAGCCCACACCTTGGTCGCTACCGCCACAATGCCCTGGACGGCTGCCCAGGCTGCGGTGGCTGCATTGACAGCCCAAACCACGACAACGAGCCCGCCGATAACAGCGGCCAGCGTCAGCACCAGATTGCTGTTCTCGCCGATCCACGTCGCAAGTCCAGCCAGTACTCCAGTAACGGCAGCAATGGCCGGCAGGAGTGCGGTGCCGAGCTTGGCTCGAGCGTTCTCCCACTGTGCATTTGCGATGCGCTGGGCATTGGCGGCCTGGTCGGTCGTGTTTTTGAAGTCGCCCTGAGTCTTGGCCGTCTGCTGCATCAGCAGGGCGTAGCGGGCCTGGATCTTCTGGGTCTCGGTTAGTGGCTTGCCCGCGGATGCGATGCCATTGGAGTAGGCGTACGCCTCGACCTTGGCGGCTGATAGGTCGATGCCGAACTTCCGCAGGGGCTCAGTCTCGCCAGCCAGGCCAGACTGGAACTTCTCAGCCGCCTCGGCCACGTCCAGATTCATCACCGACGCGAAGTCGGCCATGCGGGTGCTCATCTCATCGAGCACGCCGACCGAGGCCGCACCACCGCCACCGATGGCATCCGTGAAGGCCGAGAACTGGACCGCCATACCGTTGAACTCGCTACTGCTGAGCCCAACCGAGGTGGCCGCCTTCCTCGACAGCGCCTCAACCGCAGCGGCCTGCGCGCCAAAGGTGACCCGCACGGCATTGGCAGACTCATTCAGATCGGACGCCGAGCCTGATACCAGTTTGCCGAGCGCCGCCAACCCGCCACCGATAGCCGTGGCCGGTCCCAGTGCGGACTGGAAACCGGCCTTGACCTTGCCCAGTCGTGTTTGCGCCTGGTCCAGCCCGGAGGAGAAACCCTTAGTGTCGGAAAGGATCTTGATCTTGATGATCGACGATCGGGATGCCATCTCGGGTCACCCCCTCTTGCGCTTCATCCGCTTCTCGGTCTCACGTGCGCGGTAGTCCAGGTATTCGGCGGTGGTGGCGTACAGGTCGCCGTCGTTCAGGAGCGCATGGAAGGGGACGCCGGCCCCTGACTCGATAGCGGCGGCGACTACTCCCCAGAGGGCTGAGTCTCGAAAGGGGCTCCGCCCTCGTCGTCATCGACGGGATCAATCTCATCGACACCCTCGATCCAGGCGTCGAACGAGCCTTGACTCCCACCTGCGTGCCAAGCGATCCACATCAGCTCGGTCATGCCCAGTTCGCCGCCGGTGATCTTGGCCTTGTGGGTGCGCTCGAAAGCGACGATGGACCGCGGGTGTGCGGTGATCCGCTCACCCTCACGCCCATCGAGATACTTCACGTCAAAGGTCATCTTCATGTGGTGATTCCTCCTGTGGAAACGTCCAGGCCAGCGGCTCTGGCCTGCTTGTTGATGTCCTCGTGGAACTTCGCCAGCACCTCGTCAGTGCGGGTGTCGGCGGCGTCATAGAGGAAGGGCTGGGGTGCAATGCTGTGCGCTGCCCAACCGAAATGGATGACGCCCGCGTACGGCACCGCAGCACGGCCTGCACGGACCACCCCGGCCCCGATCTGGCCCGATGAGCGGATCGAAGCCGCCAGGGCGCCCGAGCGGCGCGGAACGATGCCGCGAGCCGCGTCCGCGACAATCTCGGCGCTCTCGGCGTGCGTCGCCCGCAGGCCAGCCTTTGCCGCGTCGCCGAGGCGCTTGAGGGCGCGCCGAACTTCCCGGTCGCCCTCAACCTCGATGCGGGCAGTCACGACGTGGTGAACACCGGCTCACCGACGCTAGACAGTTCGAGCGTGTACTCAGTCACGCCACCCACCTCAGCGTCGAGGAGTGGGATGCTGGGAATGTACGCATCGAACGTCGCGGTCGGGTTGCCCGCGGACGCGACCGCAGACTTCGGCGAGACGATGACCTCAACCTTGGTCTTGCGCAGCGCGTGGAGGGTGTTCCACGATCCCGTGTCGGTGCCGTCCGTGTAGGACAGCTTGAGGTCAATCGAACACTTCCATGACGTCGACCCAGGGCGAGTGCCGCCAGGGTTGCAGAACGTCTCGACGTCCACCTCGGAATCCTCGGGGATCAGTGAGACCTTCTTGGATGCGCACACGTAGTCGACACCATTGATCGAGATCTTCGGGTCAACGATGACAGTCGGGTCAGCCATTGCCATTGCTGGGCTCCTTCTTCTGAGCGACGAAACCGCCGCGGGTCAGCCGCTCGAAGTAGCGGTCGGGGGTGTACTCATCGCCCTTGCGATAGGCGACACAGTTGATTTCGAAGTCGCGGGTCACGACCCACAACTTCGGGCTGGGCTTGGACGGCATGGGGTGCTCCTATGTCGCGTAGGTCGGCGTCAGGGTGACGCGCACAGCAAGGACGTCTGCCCCGTTGAGGTTCGACGTGTAGACCTCGCCCCAGGACGCGACGCTCACGCCGGTACAGGAGCCTTGACACCGAGGATCGGCGCGCAATGCCTCGCCGACCGCCTCGATGCCCTCAGAAAGCCAGTCCAGTGAGGCGAGGAAGTCGGTCACGGGCGCACTCAGTACAACGTCGTACTGCAAGGTCGCCTGTGCGTACGTCTGGGCGGTGCCACCCGTCATCACCACGACAGCCGAGTAGGCTCCAGCGGACGGGTCTGGCGTCGGGTGAACCGTCTCGAAGTAGCCGCCAGCCTCGACGGCGTTCGCGATGCCTCGCGCCACCTGCCCGAGTCGCACCTTCACGGCTCAGCGCTCACGGCATATCGGTGGATCAGTCGGGCATAGTCGGGATCGTCACGCGAGACGCGCGCGAACAGTTCGCCGGACGAGATGACCCCATTGGCCGACTGTCGCCGGGATTCAATCCGAGCGGCGAGGATCAGTACAGCCATGCGCACACCCGAGGGGCAACGCTCATCCTCAGGACCGTCCTGAGGTGGCATCTTCACCGGGTCCAGGTCGGCCCACACGGCATCAATCGTGGCTTCCACGATCGGGCCGTACAGGTCTCGGCGAGTAGGGGAGACGCCATTGCTGGTCAGCCCTGTCCACTCGCCCAGGTCTTCACCGGTGGGCCATTTGGCCATCAGGCCCGCCGCTTCCGATTCCGCGTGACAGGCGCGGGCGTCGCCGGCTCAGCAGCCTCGACCGTCACGCGACCCACTGCATTCTCGGCAAACCACTGCTCAGCCGGAACACAATCCTCGGCATTCACATGGGCCGGCAGGTTGTCGGCGTCGTACTGGATGCCATTGGCGATCACAAGGCGCATTGAGTCTCCTAGGGTTCTGGCCGCGACCCCGCCCACGCCAGGAGGGAGCGGGGCGGGGTCGCGGGGTCAGGGTCAGGTCAGGCCACGACGTCGGTCTTGACCAGCGCGCCGGCGAGCCGAAGGCGGGCCTTGGCCTCAGTCTCCGCAAGGATGGTGAGCTGGTTCTTGACAAACTGGTCGTTCTGCCAGCCCGTCGTGATGCTGATGCCGGAACCCAGGTGCAGCTTGATCTGCTTGAGGTCGCCGACGTAGGCAAACCCGGAAGGCAGTCCAGTCGCCACGACCAGCGGAGTCCGCCAAATGCCCTTCGCCTGCTCCGGAGTCTGACCGGGAGCGTAGGCGGCATTGGCAATCTGCTCGAGATCCAGCGTCTCAGCGTCGATCGCCGAGATAAGGATGCCGAGGGCACCGGTGCCGAGCGTCACAGACGCAATCTGCGCCTTCGTGATCGCCTTACGGATGGTCTTGGTGATGTCCGTGTCGAACGCCTGCGTCTGCATCCCGACGCCAGCACCGACGACCGTGGCGACATCATTGGCCAACTTGGCCCGGACACCATTGGTGAGGTTGACGTCGATCTCGTCACGCACCAGCGACTCGTGGGAGAGCGCCTGGTTGGTGACGGGAACCCAGTGCGCGGTGGTCTCCAGGGTGACGGTGGTCGGAGCCCACGACAGGGCAGATTCCGGCTTGAGCGCACCCTCTGCGACAGTTGCAGCCGCATTGGTGAACGTCGCGACGAACGTCTTGAACGACTGCGGGCTGTTCGGAACGAGGCTGATCGCGTCGAACAGGTCGCTGACGAACGGGTTGGTCGGGACCACTTCGACGGCAGCCGGAGTGAAACCCGGGTCGGTGATGAGGGTGTTGCGCAGGTCGCTCATGACGACACTGCCCATGTTCACCTGCGTGCCGGACGGAATGCCGCCCGGGTACTGGGCGAGCATCGCCTTGTACTCAGCCGAGCCGGTGAAGCGGTCAGCCCAGGAGCCGGACGCCTTGCGCTCTCGAACAGTGACGCCTTCGGCGATCTCTGCAAGGTCATTGAGGTCGGCCAGCGCGGACAAATCCTGCGTCGCCCGATCGTGCTGGGCCTTGAGGCTGGTCGCCTCGGTCACGAGCGCGTCGAACTCGGCGCGCTCACTGTCGGTCAGGGGGCGGTCCTCGCCCTTGGCCTTGTTGTGCAACTCGGTCGCGGCCTGCTTCGCAGCCGTGTACCGCTCCAGGATGGTCGGCATTGTGAGCCGTCCTTTCTGTGGTGGGGTTGGTGGCAGCTCAGAGGTCGAGCAGAGCCAGGGATAGCGACGGGTCGAAACGCGCCTGCGTTTCGCCGTCCTCCGCTGCGGCACCCGCTGCGGAAGTGGTAGGGGATGCGTCGATCACGACGTCGGCAAGGCCCGCCTCGACAGTGCCGCTAGCCGTGTACCAGGTCTCCTCGGCCATCAGATCGAGGAGGTCCGCGGCGTCTTGCCCCGAGTGGCGGGCGTAAACCTCGGCGATGACGAGGTTTTGGTGATCGAGAACGTCGGCCATCTTGCGCATCTCGGGGGCATCGCCAATGGCGACCCCCCACGCGTTGTGGATCATCATCTGCGAGCCGCCCATCATCTGCCGCTCATCGCCAGCCTGCGCGATCACGGAAGCGATAGAGGCGGCGATGCCGTCGACGCGGGTCACGATGCGCGCCTTGTGCGACCGAAGCGCGTTGTAGATGGCGATGCCGTCGAAGATGTTCCCGCCAGGCGAGTTGATGGAGACAGTGATCTCATCGGCGTCGATCGCGTCGATTTTGGCGGCGATGTCACCCGAGGTGGTCTCGGCCCAGTAGTCGCCGATCACGTCATGGATTCGCAGGGTCGCCTTGCCGCCCTCGGCTCGAACATCGAGCCAGTCGCTCCACGTGTTCTTTGCGCCGGCGCGCAGCCGGTCATGCAACGCCTGGCGAGATAGTGGGTAATCGGGCATATCAGTTCCCTCCGAGGTTCTGGGAGCCGGAGTCGGTTGGTGATGCTTGCCCGCCCGCAATGACATTGAGGGGGACGATGAGGTCTTCGGTGCCCTCGATAAAGGGCAGGTTGAGGCGCTGGCGGGCTTCGGCTCGGGTCATGAATGGGCCGCCTGTCGCGGTTTGGAAGATCCGCACCTGATCCTCGAAAGCCATCCGCAGTTTGGACGCCACGTTGAACTCGCTGTACACGACATCGGGGTCGGCCAGTTGTGGCACCAGGCGCATGTTGAAGGCGGCGTCCAGCCGCTCGAACCAGGTGCCGAGCGTGTCCGTGTACAGCAGTTCGCGGTATCCCTGCACGCTGTTGTATGACGAGCCCGCATCTTGGCCCACCATCTGCGGGGGCACGTGGTATGCGTTGGCTACCTCGGCGATCGAGAACTTGCGCGACTCCAACTGCTCGCCGTTTTCGGGGGTCAGTCCGAGTGCCAGTTCGTGGTACTCCATCCCATCCTCAGCGATGGGCGTCATACCTGCACGGGCACCGCCGCCTGCATAGGAAGCCCACCCGCTGCGGAACCGGTCGCGGGCCTCAATGGTCCACTGCGGCGCTCCCGCTGGGCGGCTAATCCACCCCGGCATGCGACCGCCGTTAGCCATCAGTTGGCGGCGATAGTCCGACGCCTCCTGTGCCTCCGCGATGATGCCCCGCAGTGTCGCGATCGGGGAGGTGTCATCATCGGACGGGTAGCCGTCGATCCAAAGTGCCTTGTCGAGCGGGACGGTGTACTCACTACCGTCCTTGCGGATGCCGACGATCCTCTTGGGGCGCTTCGTCGAGTCGCGATCAAACCGCCACATCGACGGGGGGAGGCGCACGATCTGCGCGTTCCCGGAGCCGTCAATGAACACCTGAGCCGCATAGCGGTCGCGCACACAAACGTCGAGCACGAGAGTGCGGATCAGGTCGTATGAGGTTAGTCGCGGGGCATCCGGGGAGCGCAGGACACGCGAGAGCGCATGCCCTCGGTCGAGTCGCTCCCGGTCGCCGTTGGGCTGGCGAGTGAACGCATGATTGGGCACCTGGGCGATGTTGTCCGCAAGGAAGGTGGTCACCATGCGCAGCGCGGGCTGGGTGCGCCACAACTCGTCAACACTGTCACCGTCGCCATTGACCTTGTATGCCGCACGGTCGACTGTCACGCCAGTCTCAGTCAGCGAATAGGTGCGGTCGCTGATCGTGACCGGCATCCCGTCCACGTAGTACGTGATGGACCCCACGTCAGATCACCTGCACGAACACGACACGAGTCCGCTCAACCACGACACGCCCATCAATGCGCTGACTGCCGCCGCCCACTCGGACTGTCACATCATCGAGCACCAGCAGGGGGCCACGGCGAGACATGGCGACCCCCTCGAACGACGACCCATCCTCAAGCTGGACGACCACGCGGCGACGCACCATCGGCCGCCACGTCCACCACGACACGGCCAACCACGCGCCAGCGAGCACTGCGAGAGAGGCCGCAGCCACAACGACAGCAAGCATCAGGGCCTCTCCTCTCACACAAACATCAGGTCATGGTCCTCATACGCGGATCTGGTCGAGACCGCGCCATTGAGGGAGCCCGCCACGGCAGCGGCGAGCGCGAACAAAGGGGAGACATTGGACGAGGAAGACCGGCGCGACCATGGAGACCGGTCGCCGGAAACCCGAGCAGCCAGACCCTCCACCGCCTTAGTCATCTCAGGCTGACCGCGATGACGGAACGTGCCATCATCGACGGCCTGCTCAATGACCTGTTGGGCCTCAGCGAACTCGGCAGCCTTGACCTCACGGACATCAACACCGGCATCAAGAAGGCTCTGACGCCACGCCAACGCTGGCGACGCGGGCGGCATGAAGATCGGAACCTTATGCCCATCCGCCAACTGCTTCGCAAGCGCCACGATCGACCCGATCCGGTCAGGCGGCACCCAATAGCGAATAGCACCATGCCGCAGACGGTCGCCCCGCAACCCGTACACCGAAAAACACGCCGACCGGCGATCCAGCGACGCATCCAACCCAAGCGAGAAGGTGGCGTCCGTCGCCATCGACTCGCCATCCACCAACTCCAGCCAGCGGCCCTTGTCAATCGGGCCACCAGCAGTGCTATCCCCACCCTGAGGGACGCCCAAGCGCTCAGCCGCAAAGTCGGCCGGGTCCATCGTCAAGAACTCGGTCTCCCGCACAAAGTCCTCACTGATGAGCAGACCTAGGCTCGGGTTAGTCCGATACCAAACGTCCACATCAGACGGGTCATCATCAGGCGACGCGGCCCACATGGCGAACAGGGTCCGCGCCGGCCTGGACGACTGAATGCGCCGGATCAGGTCATGCAAGTAGTGGGAGCGCTCCAACGGGGCCGAACCCGTAAAGATCAGTTGCGGCATCGTGTCAACCGCCATCGACTGCGCCGCCATCGCCGGGACCAGTGCAGCGAGGTGGGCCGCCTGGAGTTCCTGAGCCTCATCGAGCACCACACGCTGCGGAGACGC